CATCTGGGTGGTCAAGTTCGCCACAAGCACGATTATCATCAACTACTTTTTTGTAGTTCTTCAATTCACGACTTAAAACGTCGTAAGGATAAACTCGACCATTTCCGTTCTGTTTGTCGGCGGTTTGGATACGTCCGGTAAGATACATAGCACCATTAGAGATCTCCCGCTTCTCTCGTTCAGTCAAGAGATCGGGGCACATCCCGTTGGGGCATAGTTCGTAAAATTCTTGTAAAAGTTGTTTAGACATTTTGTATCCTCAAAAGAAAAGCGGGCGCAACCCGCCCGAGTTAAGATCCGCTGCAACAGCGACGAACTGGTTGTAACATCCATTTCTTATTCATTTTTTGCTCCTTGGTTAATCTTAATGCCATCATCGTTCACAAGCATACTTAAAAAATATGATGTGCCTGATGCCATCCACCCACAAATTAGAAAGTTTGCGAATGTATAATCAAATGTAAATAGTTCTGTAAAGCCGTTTAACGTAAATAAAAGGGCTCCAACCCAAAATCCCATACACATAGGGCAGTGCCATACTTTACCCCATCCACGATAAGCGTCCTTAGCAGGACGAATCTGATCGAAGATTGAGCCATATACAAGTATTTGAGTCAGCCCGTATGCGGCCAGAATAAACCACAACCAACCAACATCAAGTTCTAAAAAATTTACGTTCATTTTTACCTCTAGTAATAATATCCACCATAAGGATAAGCACCAAAGATATAAGGTTCAATAGATCCTTTCTTTGCATCTTGTGGCACCTTGCCTAATTCGGTTGAATCTTCTTTGTCCGGATGTGTTAGAGAATCATCATACATTTGCTCGTATTCATGAACAGTCTCGAAGTAAGGCCTTTCGCTTTCGATCCACTCAGAGATTTGATTGAGAATAAGAGGAAACATTTTATCTTTCATCTCGGGATTCTTCATCTCGAGCAATTGCCCTTCAAGTGATCCGTAAACATTGCCGCCTTGAATAGTCTCATATGCAATGATGCCTTTGGTTCGCAGTCGCTCCATGAGGCGAGACGATGTTCCATAAACGATATCGGTTGCCAAATCTTTTGCAAATGTGACAACTTTTTTCTTCTCGACCATTACAACAATATCAATGTCTGGGTGATCGAAGATCATGAGGTCGCCATTGTGTGCTTCTCGAATATTTAACTTAAATTTTACTTCGTAAAGATTAGGATCAGGAACTGTGACTTTGATTTTTGGTGGATCTGATATTTCAACATCAACACCTACATCTTCAGGTGGACCTTCGGGAGCACCTGCAATTGTAACGTTAATTGCCATTTTTTATCACCTCATGCACTAAATCTTGAATGTAAAATAGGTCCCTAAGCATTTGTTCGTCTAACCTTCTCTTCTTAAAACTTTCAAGTTTATCGACAACTTTTGAGGCATTTTGAGCATAGGCGCCTTCGGTCAAGGTTTGAAGGGAAGATCGAAGACGATGAATCTCTTCATTAATAAACGACTTAAGACCCACGCCATTGTCCGAGAACGAAATAATAAAATTCGTTAAAAGCTCTCTCTGTTCTTTGCGAAGAGACTCGGCATAGGTATCATTGAACTTATTGACAAAGGTTTTATATGTTAAGTTGTCGATGTGCTTCATCTTGGACTCGACAAGAGTCTCTCTTCTAAACTCGACAACTCTGTGCTCGATAAGTAATCGCTTCTTTGCTGGTAGTTTCTCTTGCTTGAAGAACATATCGGCTGTCGCCATGTTCTTGTAGTTTCCGATAAAGTTATTCCAAATTGCGGAATTAAAAGATTCGTTGATTTGCTTGATAAGTTTGGTCTGAGCGTTGAATACGGCTTTACGGTCAAGGCTGTCATAATCTTTTTTGATCTCGTAAATAACACGGAGAGATTTTGCGTATTCTGACTGCCCTGTTCCTTCAAGAAGTGAATTATAAATATCAAGTTCTTTCTTAAGAATTGTTCCTTTCTTAAAGTTTTCTTTTATAACCTCGGTAATCTTTGTTTTAAGATCATTATCATTACGAACGATTGCTTTTGTTAATTCTTTTACTAAGCATTCGTAAAGAAAAGCGGTGTTTCTTTTCTTATTGTGCTTCATGCTTATCTTCCTTCTTCACTAAACTTTCAAGCAAATGCTTTACATCATTGCTTAGAGTAAATAGTTTCTCTTCTTCCAAGTTCTCATTTTGTTGGTTTTCTTGGAACATGCCTTTGGCTAACGAGTCAAGGCCGCCATATCCTGACTTGCCGGGAAATGTTGTTCTAGCTGTTGAGCCACGAACTTCGCCGCCTGTTGCGACATTAGACATCTGTTGTCCTCGTCTTGATTTGCGAGGCTTTTTCTTCATTTCATATCGACCTCGTGGCCTTGCATCGTCATCACGTTTGGCGGGTGGTTCAGCCAATAACGTCGTCTCTCCTTCATCGCCGGCCGGCTCTGCTGCCGGCTCTGGTGTGTCTTCACCTCCGCCAAGGTCGCCAAGATCGTCACCACCACCGAGGTCGCCGCCAAGATCATCACCACCGAGATCACCGCCCAAATCGCCAAGGCCGCCTCCGGCATCGCCACCTGCTGCTGCTTCATCTGGTTGAGCAGCGGCCTCAAGGGCAGCGCCAAACTTACGATCATGGAACATTTCTCTCTGACAGCGAATAAACTCGTCAGCAGACATACCGAACATGTGCTCAGCAATCCAGCGCTTGGAGAAGAATCCTTCCGTTGCGTTTCCGGCAACAGCAAACTTTTTGTCCCAATGTTCAAGTTCTTGAAGTTCTGCGATCTTTGATGGATTATTGAGGGCCAACTTGAAGGAGAGTAAATCATCCCCACGAAAGCCAAGAGTAAATAAATGGATAATTCCAATTTTTTCTAGCTCCGCAATAACAACTCGTTGAAGTCTTTGAATAGTTCTGGCAAAACGAATATCTTTCTGAGCAAGGGTAGTCTTGTCCTCGGTTGCTCCTTCTCCCATTGACAGATAAGATTGTGGAATTTTTAGTGCGGAAAATAATTTGTCGCGAAGGTATTTTACATCGTCAATCCCGCCATTGTATGAAGATCCGGGCAAGTTTGAAATGTCCGAAGCAGATCCACCACGAACAGGAATGAAATAATCTTCTTCAATTGAAAGAGGGTTATAACGAAGATCAACACGACCAGTGGTTGGGTCAACAACTTGGTGACGCTTCATTTGAGTCATGACCTTCTGCATATATTGCTCTACATCTTCTGGTGCAATGTTTCCAACATCAATTTTAAAAAGTCTTCTTTCTGGTGCTCGAACAATACGGTAAGCCATCATAGCGTCCTCGAGCATTGTAAGTTGTCGCCAAATACGACGAGCAGGCTCGAGCACAGATGTTCCGTATGGAGCAAACTTATCATTACCGAGAATACGGAAGTGAGCAACCTGCCAGTTCTCGAAGGTCATACCACCAGAGTTCCACTGAAACTGAACGTAGTTTGGGTTCATTGGGTCTTCGCCTTCAAGCCTTTCAATTTCTTGCGGAGGTAGGCCAATGCAGTTTTGAATACCGGCTTGATCGTCAATATCTAGGTAAAGAAAAAGATCTCCGTATTTACACATTGTGCGACACCATCCGAAAAGATTATAATCAATGTTTAGAATTTTGTGGTATAGATTTTGAAGAAGATAAGAGATTTCTTCATTAGAACATTTAATATTAAGCATTGGCTGAAGGGCCGAATGCGTAGTCATCTCGTCAGCATAGATATCCAAAGAAGAAGCAATTTCTGGTGTATACTCCATCTCATCAAAATCTACATATCTCTCTGCTCGATTACGGTTTGCAAACATAGCAGAATTGAGCTTAGACATTGGAGCATAGCTTTCGACTTTTTTGAACTGCTTACCAGAAGCAGAGCGAAACTTTCTAGCATACATGTCAAGATGTCTGCGCCTTAATTGTCTACCAGTCTGTGTCCTTCTTGTGGTAATTGGTCCGGAAAATAATCGAGTTAGCGATTTAAACAGTTCGCTTTCTTGATTATTTGGGTTATTACCTTTTCTTCTAATTTTATTGCGTGGAGCCATAATTTTATCCTCTAAAGATCCAAACGAAATCTTTTGCGTTCTTTATTTCTTCTCGATACTTTTCTTCAAATGATTGTGAATGTCCGTCTTGACCTTTAATTGTGGTATTCATCTTTGTTGAGTTCATATACATGCCATTCATCATGGCCTTCTTGTATGCTACATCTCTTTTATCAATCTCAAGGGCTGTATCTCTAACCCAACAAGCAATCGATAGTGACATAACCAGATCATCGTGGTAAGATCGCATCGCCTGTGGTCTCCCATTGTGCCAGATAAAAGTTTTAAATTCGTGAAAAAGTCGAGAAGATCTAACAGTAATTAGTCTGTTTCTCATGTACTCTTCCATTTTAGCCACAATAAGTGGTCTTGTCTTCGATGAGTTAGTAAATCCGGGTACGGAATTAGACATGTATTCTGCTTTATGTTGTTCTACATATTCGTGCGAACCCTTGACAGAATAATAAAGATTTGGATAATCTTTGTTTATAAGTTTTTCTAAAACTGAGATGCCAATGCCGTTGTTCTCGACAACTAACAAGCAGTTCCCATATTCTCGTCCGGCATCATACAAAATATCAGCGTAGTGATCAAGCGATGGTTTACCTTGGTATTCGGCTGCGACTTCCATTGTGTTTAAATTAATAACATGAAAAACAGAATAGTCTGCTCCGTCTCCTCTCGCAACGTCAGCTACGAGCAGATATTTAGAGCCTTCTTGGTACTTCTCCCAAATCCAAAAGTTCCTGTCAAATCCAGTGCGATAAACGGGATCTTTTATACATGCGTGGATCCACTCCATATCTTCTGACTGTAAGACGTTCTCACCAGAAGAATTGAAATTGCACTCTAATTCCTGAGCAATCTGGCGGCGAGACATATTCTTAGTCTCGTTCTTAAACCACGCTTGATCTCTCTCAGGATGAACACTCCATGGGAGACTGACGGATTTGAAATCATTCTGTCCATCAACGGCATCAACATAGGTTTTGTGAAACCAATTACCAACACCGTTGGGCGTGCTCAAAGCGATACAACGACCACCAGTTGACAACGTGGGATAAAGAGCAGTCCAAAGTTCTTCAAGACCATCAACGAAAGCGGCCTCGTCGATAACAAGGAGTGAGAGTGCCTCCGAACGACCCGCATCACCGGAAGTAGATGAAGCCTTCACTTGCGAGCCGTTGGAGAGTTCAAAGGATGTTCTATTATCGATCGAGATGTCTGTAATGCGAATCCAATCTGGTAAATTCTTCATTACATTTTTAACTTTCTTTACGAGGTTTGCTGCTGTGGCAAACTTGGTTGCAAGAACCATCACATTTTTGTCTCGATGAAAGTTAATAAGCCAGACAATATAGGCGGCAGTGATTGTTGAAATCCCTAACTGTCTGGCCTTTAGAATAACTGTAAAACGAAAATCGTTGAAATCTTGAAGAAGATCGTCTTGGTAAGGATATGTATCAAACTTGATCAATCCTCGTTGAGGATGAGAAATGCGGCAATAAGTATTAATAAAGTAAATCGGGTCTTTGCCCGACTTTACAATTTCTTTTACAATCTCTTGCTTGGATAACTCAAATGCCATTATTTCCTTGTGTCATTATCAGGGCGCTTTTTTGACGCCTGTTCCAAAAATTTCTTTGTAATATCTCGAACGC